CAAAGGGGACTTCAGAGCCGCATTTATCTTAGATGGTATTCCTGCCAATAAAGTATCAATAGAGCCTCCAATAATTTTTAGTCCTTGTACCACAACTTTAGAAGTCATACCAACACCTGTTTTAACAGCCCGCTTCAAAGGAATTGATATTGCTTGTAAAGGACCCGGTAATATTACGAAGGCAAATGTAATGGCGGCCATTAAATATAACGAATCTTTCTCTTCGTTATTTTTAAACTGAGCCTCAATAATGTAACTAATTGCGTTTAATACATCAACAACCGCGCCTGATCCAGGTATAACAAAATCTAATCCGGCAGATAAAACATCCGCACCTGTGTGTAAAATATCACTCAATGTCCACTCTTCATTTAAGGGTACTTGTTCACCTGTTTCACATGAATAAGATTTGTCTTGGTAAACTACGTATTTCCCATCTGATGTGAATTTACACTCCATCAATCTATCTATTGGTCTTCTAGCATCTTCGTGTAGTATTCCATACATCCCAAGTATATGTTTTCGTTCGCTTTCTGATAATGTCAGTTTTTTCATATTTTTTATTTGATAAATATCCATTAAAACAAAAAAGATTACAAAACCATTATTTAACTATTTATTGTTGTAGTTAATATTATATTATGGAAAATAATAAAAATCTTACAGTTTGGCAGCGCCTAACACAAACATTCGGGCCTTATTCATTGTTGGGTCAGGATTATCCAACTTATCAATATGACAAAAAGGAGTTATTAAAAACAACTTCTAAAGATCAATTTGAAAAAGAGAAGTTGCAAGCTCAGCAAACTTATTATCTTGCCAACCAATGGACAAAAATTGAAAACAATTTATATACACAGGCAACATATTACGAACCAACAAGATTGGCATCTTTTTATGATTTTGAAAGTATGGAGTACACACCCGAAATTTCAGCAGCTCTTGACATATACGGTGAAGAATCAACAACAGTAAATCAAGATGGGTTAATGGTTCAGGTTTATTCTGATTCGCAAAGAATTAAATCTATATTATCAGATTTATTTAACAATGCCCTTGATGTTAATACCAACTTACCTATGTGGACTCGTAATACATGTAAGTATGGTGATAATTTCGTTTATTTAAAATTAGACCCCGAAAAAGGTGTCGTTGGTTGTATGCAATTACCTAACATAGAAATTGAAAGATTAGAAATGGGTATGGCATCTAAAACTTACAATAAGGAGACAGATCCAAGAAACACTGGTTTAAAATTTACTTGGAAAGCGAGGGATATGGAATTTAATTCTTGGGAAATTGCACATTTCAGATTGTTGGGTGATGATAGAAAACTTCCCTATGGCACGTCAATGTTGGAAAAAGCAAGACGTATTTGGAAACAATTAATTTTGGCCGAGGATGCGATGTTAATTTACCGTACATCAAGAGCACCCGAAAGAAGAATCTTTAAAGTGTTTGTGGGAAATATGGATGATCAAGATGTTGAAGCTTATGTTAATCGTGTTGCAAACAAATTCAAACGCCAACAAGTAGTTGATCACAAGACAGGAAATGTTGATATGAGATTTAATCAAATGGCGGTTGATCAAGATTATTTTGTTCCTGTTAGAGATCCGGCTCAAGCGAGTCCAATAGAAACTTTAGCCGGGGCTCAAAACTTATCAGAAATTGCCGACATCGAGTATATTCAAAAGAAATTATTAACCGCGCTTCGGGTGCCAAAAGCGTTTTTAGGTTTTGAGGAACCAGTCGGTGATGGAAAAAATTTATCTTTAATGGATATTCGTTTTGCAAGAACAATAAATAGGATTCAAAAAAGTATGTTATCTGAAATGAATAAAATTGCAATTATTCATTTATTTTTATTGGGATTTGAAGATGAATTAAGTAATTTTACGTTGGGATTAAATAATCCTTCAAAACAAGCAGATTTATTAGGTATTGATGTTTGGAAGGAAAAAATGTTGCTTTATAAAGATGCAGTTACCGCTATTGAAGGAATTGCCCCTGTATCAGTTTCGTGGGCTAAAAAACATGTGTTAGGTTTTTCTGATGAAGAAATTAAACTTGATCTACAACAGCAAAGAATTGAAAAAGCGGTTGGTGCTGAATTAACAAATACTGCAACAATTATAGTTCATACAGGAATATTTGACAATGTTGATAAATTATACGGTCAGCAAACAGGAACAACCGCAGCTGCCGGTACCGCTCCACCACCACCGCCTGGTGGTATGGGAGATATGGGAGGATTGGGATCTGAAGCTCCACCACCTCCACCTCCACCACCAGCACCTGAACCAGGTGGTGAAGCGGGTGTAACGCCAGAATCAAAAATAAGAGATAATATGAACATTTTGCTTGAACGAAATGATATGCTAAGTGACGATGATTTTATTGATTTGTCAAAGGCAAGAAATTCTTTGGGTGATATTGGCGATGAACTTGACAGATTATTAAATGATTGATATTTATATTAAAACAGAAAAAAAATGAAAATAGGTGTATTAAAATCAAAAGTTGAAAAACTATTATCTGAAGCTTACACAAAAGGTACTTTTAAAGAAGAAATAAAAAATTTTAACAAGAATGTTTTATCAAATAAAAACATATCAAAATTATTTTATCTATATGATGAATTATCATCAAACAAAGGATATGATAAAAATGTTGCAGAAGATTTTGTTTTTGAATCAATAACTATGTTTGAAAACATATCAAACAAAATAGATAGAAGTGATTTGGATAGAATAAGAAAATGGACAATTGGAATTAATTCGCATAATCAATACATCACAATTGATAATTTATTTTATAATTCATATGATGTTGCATTTTTGGAAAATAAAGTTAAAAGCAAACATGCTATAGTTGAGACATTAATGAAAAAAGAGATAATTGAGGAAAAAACTCCAATTTATCTTCCGATATCTTCTATGGTTAAGATCGCAAATAAAACAATTGACGATTTTATTTCAACTTTGAATGAATCAGAAAAAAAAGAACTTACATCATTATTAAACGAAAGTGATCAGGTTTTAATGGAAAAATATAATTCTTTTAAAGATGAGGCTGTTGTTAAACTTGTTGTTGCTATGGAAAATGAAGATGACCAAAATGTTAAAAATACAATTTCAGAAACAATAGACACCATCAAAAGAAAAAAATTTGATCGTTTAGAATATTTCCGATTGAAAAACTTGGTTAATAACATATAATTTTGACAATTTGATAATAATCATCTAATTTTTTTTCATAACAATAAACATGGAAAAAATGAGAGAATGAAAAAAGGAAAAACCGCAAAAATAAGCGGGTTTAGATCATCAAAAGTTAATTATGGTACAGTAGATTCAAAAAGTTTAAAATCAATTTACATAAACATTCAAACATGGGTAGAACCAAAAGACGATTTTAATAATTGGACGAGGGTTGTGTTAAATATGTCAAGATCAGTGAAACATTCAGTTTATAACTGTATTGACAGAAGTTTATTTGACGAAAAATTTATTGTTGATTTAGATTTACGAACAAGTGGAATACAATACAAAAAAAGGTCATTTATGAATTTAGAGATTAATCTATATCTTTTAGAGGAAATGGATTTTAAATCAACAACTCTAAAAAAATCTGTTAAAAAAATAGTAAGCTGTATTCATCAAGAAATATTCAAAAATAACGATTATTTTAATTTTCACATTACCAAAAAAGATAAATCACAATTGGTTGAGGTAGAAATATAAAGTTCAAAGTATTTATATAAAAATATAAAAATGAAAGAACTTAAAATTTTAAAAGCCTACGAATCAGGTAAGGGTATTTTGATTGAAGAAGATGCCGGATATATATCACCTAAAGAATTTGGGAATCAAAATATTTTAAAGGAATCGAAAAATTTTTTGGATTATAGCAAACCGTTTGAATTTTATGCGGTATTACAGAAATATGACACACCTAATAGGAACGGTAGAATTTACCCTGAAAAAATTTTAAAAAGGGAGGCTGAAAATTACAAAAAAATAATCAATAAAGGGGTTTCATTATCTGAATTAAATCACCCGGAATCATCATTGATTGATTTGGATAGAGTATCTCACATTATAACTGATGTATGGTGGGACGGTAAGATTTTAATGGGTAAATTAAGATTATTAACATCACCAGGATTTCATGAAAGGGGGGTTTGTTCCACTAAGGGTGATTTGGCGGCAAATTATTTAAGACAAGGTGTAACTTTGGGAATTTCATCAAGGGGTGTTGGATCTTTAAAAAAGATTGGAGAACAAAATGAAGTTCAGGATGATTTTGAACTTATTTGTTTTGACTTAGTTTCTTCTCCATCAACACCTGGAGCTTATTTATTTTTAAATCCTGAAGATAAAAGTAACTTTGAAGAGAATTTGGAAGAAGAGAAACAAATTCAAAGGGAAAGGCAAGTTGGACCTGAAGCGAACAAGTCATTAGATTTAATGAAACGTTTGAACACTTATTTAAATAAATAAAACTTGATTTTCTAAAAAAAAAATATCATATTTCATTAAAACTTAATTTATGGACGAAAAATATTTTATCGCAAAACTTTATTATGAATTTCCTGATCAAGAAACTGGAAAAATAAAAAAAGTAAAAGAAGAAAAACTTGTCAAGGGTTATAATCCTACCGATATTGAAGCGAAAATTACAAAAAGATATCAAGATTTAACATTTGATTGGAGAATTACTTCAATCGCTGAAAGTAAAATTGACGAAGTTATAGAGGTCATTTAATTATATTAATTAATTTTTTCTATGAAAAAGGGAACCCAAAAGGTTCCCTTTTTTTATTTATTTAAGTTTTTTTTAGCAAAAACGTATTAAAAATGGTTTTTTTTCAAAATAGCAATATTTATATGAAAAAATAAAACATTTTTAAAATGGCAAAAGAAAAAAATTTAGTCGAAGACGCTCTTATACAAATGAGGAATTTGGAAGAAGCGGTAGCCGAAAATGCAAAAGGAATACTTGCATCTACAATGAAGCAAGAAATCAAAGATTTAGTAAAAGAATCTATCGTATCTGAACAAGGTGAAGATGACGAGATTGAAACAGATGATGAAGTAGAAATTGACACTGATTCTGATGAAGAAGAAATGGATATGGATATTGATTCCGATGAGGATGAAATGGATATGGATATTGATTCCGATGAGGATGAAATGGATTTTGATACGGATTCTGATATTGAAGATACCACAATGTCTGATGATGAAGATGTAATAGATTTATCAGGTTCTGAAATTTCTGATGAAGATATATTAAAGGTTTTCGTAGCAATGGATGAGAATGATGGTATTATAGTAAAAAAAGACAACAACATGGTTAATTTAAAAGACGAAAACACTGATAAGGAATATATGATCCAAATGGAATCCGAAGAAGAAATGGATGAAATGTACGACGAGATGGAAGAATCCGAAGAAGAAATGGATGAATCTTATGACGAAATGGAAGAATCCGAAGAAGAAATAGATGAATCTTATGACGAAATGGAAGAATCCTATCAAGAAGAAGATGAAACAATGACGATGGACGAGATTGTTAATCAAGTTTTTGGTTCTGATTCCGAAAAAATGGAAGAATCATATGATGACGAGGTAGTTTATGAGATTGAAATTGATGAAGAAGAGGATGAAGAAGATGAAGGTTACCAAATGGAATCCACAAAACCAAAAATTGGAAAAGGAGCTAAAATCGGAAAACCTAAATTCTCATATAAAAAACCATCAGGTGGATTCAAAGAAAAAATGAAACAAGGAACAAAAGGTGTTGGTATTGGCAAAGGTCCGAAATTCGAATTCAAAGAAGGTAAAAAAGATATTTCCGATGTTGTTAAAAAGGAAATGAAACCTTTTAAGAAAAAAGAAGAAACTAAGGAAGCTGCTCGTACATTAGGTATGGGAAGTAAATTTAGAAAAGGAGGTTTACCAAAACCAAGAGCTTACTCAAAATCCAACATTAACATTGACGAACAAAAATACGAACAACAAATTCAAGTTCTTAGAGAGAAAAATGAAGAATATCGCAAAGCTTTAAATGTTTTTAGAGATAAACTTAATGAAGTTGCAGTTTTCAATTCTAATCTAGCTTACGCTACAAGATTATTCACTGAACACTCAACATCAAAACAAGAAAAAATTAACATTTTAAGAAGATTTGACGATGTTGAAACTATCAAAGAATCTAAAAATTTGTATCGTACAATCAAAAATGAACTTTCGCCTTCTCAAACAAAAGGTTCGATAAGTGAATCAATTGAAGGTAAAATTGACAGATCACCATCATCGGGATCTGCGACCAATTTGATCGAATCAAAAACTTATGAAAATCCTCAGTTTTTGAGAATGAAAGATATCATGGCAAAAATTTCAAAATAAAAAATAAACTAAAAAAATAAAAATCCAATAAAAAATGGGAGCATTATTAGAATCAGGTCTTGTTGGTAACATAGGGTTGAAACACCTTAAAGTTATCAAAGAAGACACAATCAACAAATGGGACAAATTAGGGTTCCTTGAAGGCCTAAGAGGTCACCTAAAAGAAAATGTGGCGCAGCTTTACGAAAACCAAGCGTCATTTTTAATAAACGAAGCAACTTCTGACTCATCTTCAGGTTCTTTTGAAACTGTTGTATTTCCTATTGTTAGACGTGTTTTTTCTAAATTGTTAGCGAACGAAATCGTTTCTGTACAAGCAATGAACTTACCAATCGGTAAATTGTTCTACTTTGTACCTAAAATTCAGGGTTACTCAGGTGGTTCAGTTGTTAATGGTGTAAACATCACTTCAGGTGATCATTACGCACCTGTAGGTTCTCCTGGGAATTATCCAGGATCACCAAATGCTGGTTATGATAGTGGTACAGGTCAACCATTCGGAACTGCAGCTAAAAATCTTTACGACTTATTCTATGAAGGCACTGAACCAGGATTAAACCCTGGTGGTCTTTTTGATTATTCTAAAGGTCGTTTCGTTACGATTACAGCAAACACTCCTACACAACTTTGGAGTAATGGTGTTTTAATTACATCAGCATACACTTCAGGTGAATATAGAAAAATTATTGTAGCACTTTCAGGTTTTACAAATCTAGGTGTTGGTAAATTGTTAGCACCCGATGGTCAAGAAATCGATACAGAATCATTCTTGTCGAATTTAGTTCTTTACACTGCGGATGCTACAGTTGCAACTCAACTTGCGACTACTACATACACACCATTGTTATTTAGAGTTGTAACTCAAAAATACGGTAAAGGTATTGTTGCACCAACCTACTCACAACAATTAACTTCATTTGGTTCAACCGGTAACGGTAACGGTGCTTATTTCGATAATATTTGTGACCAAACAGGTGTTATTTATTTGGAAGTTGATGCTCAAGTTCCGGTTTGTATTTCTTGTAGTCAGTCAACACCTGATGGGTATTCAGGAGCTACAATTACAACCGCTGCTTGGTCAGGTACTGGAGAAGCGACGGCAATCAAAGCGGCCTTCAGACGTTATGAAGAACTTGAGTTCGAAGACAAAATCGGTGAGGTATCGTTCGACCTTGAGTCAGTAACGGTTTCTGTAACTGAAAGAAAATTAAGAGCACAATGGTCACCTGAACTTGCTCAAGACGTTGCTGCATTCCACAACATTGATGCTGAGGCTGAATTAACGGCTTTATTGTCAGAACAAGTTGCTGCTGAAATTGACCGTGAGATTTTACGTGACTTACGTAAAGGTGCGGCTTGGAACTTACGTTGGGATTACAACGGTTGGAAGAGACTGTCTTCAGGAACTACTCCATATACTCAGAAAGACTGGAATCAAACTTTGATTACCGCAATCAATCAAATTTCGGCACAAATCCACAAATCTACACTTCGTGGTGGAGCAAACTGGATTATCGTGTCTTCTGAAATTTCAGCAATTTTTGATGATTTGGAATATTTCCACGTATCAAACGCTTCACCTGAGCAAGATCAATACAACATGGGTATTGAAAGAGTAGGTACTTTAGCTGGTCGTTACCAAGTTTATCGTGACCCATACTTCCCAGCAAACACTGTGTTGATTGGTCATAAAGGTACTTCGTTACTTGACACAGGTTACATTTACGCACCGTATGTACCACTTCAATTAACTCCAACTATGTACAATCCATTTAACTTCACACCTATCAAAGGTATTATGACAAGATACGCGAAGAAAATGGTAAATAACAGGTTCTACGGAAGAATTACTGTTGATGGTGTTCGTACATTTGACTTGAATGAGTTGAGATAATCAATTATTCTAAACTATAACGAAAAAGGTCAGAGAAATCTGACCTTTTTTTGTTTGGTGTTAAATTAAATGGATTATGAATATATTTATAATTATATTTGTATATATGGACATAGAAAACATAATTAAGCTATACACCAAAGATGGTTTTGGTACACATGCAATTGCTAAAATATATAAAGTTGGTCATAAAAAAATAAGTAATATTTTAAGAGAAAATAATGTAGAAATCAAAAAAAAAGGAAATCAAAAAAAGAATGATATAGATCTGTCAAAAATTAAAACTTTAAAATATAATTCAGATGATTCTAACTTTATAATCCGTTGCAAAAAAACTGCCATAGAGTTTAATGATATTAACAACAAATCAGGTGCATTAACTAGACATATTTTTAAATTATATGGTGATGTGAAAATTCCATCAAATAATTATCAAAGAAAAAAATATGAGCAAGAAAATAATAAAAAATGGTTTGAAGAATATTTTGATATAATCGAAATTGAAAAACCCATCAAGCGAAAATGTAAAATGTGTGAGTGGGAAACTTTTGATGTAAAAAATACGTCCGGTGCTTTTGAAGGCCATCTAAATAAAAATCACAATTTAAGTTTAAAGGAATATATAAACCTATACCCTGAAGAAATTACATATCATCCAAATTATGAGAAATTGTTAAATAAAGATAGAGAATTTTTAAATTCAGAAAACTTTATTGTCTGTGAATTATGTAATGAAAAAATGAAAACTCTAACTAATACTCATTTAATAAAAAAACACAAAATTACAATAGAAAAATACAAACTTAGTTTCCCCAATTCAAAGATTGTTTCAACTGAAATTTCAAAAAAATTAAGTGATATCGCTAAAATAACCAATATGAATCAAGTTCCAACTTGGACATCAAAAGGTGAGAAAGAGGTTAGAGAATTTGTAGAATCGTTAGGGTATGCTGTTGTAAAAGGTAAAAATAGAAAATTATTAGAAGGCAAAGAGATTGATTTGTTGATCCCCGAAGTAAATTTTGGTATTGAATATAACGGACTTTATTATCATACTGAAAAAATGGGTAAATCTTCGTCTTATCATTTGAATAAAACTATAGAGTGTTCTTTAAATGGGTATAAATTATTACAAATATTTGAAGATGAGTGGATTACAAAAAAAGAACTAGTTAAATCAAAACTAAAACATATCCTTAATAAAAGTGATGGTGAGAAAATTGGTGCTAGAAAAGTTAAAATTTGTGAAATAACAAATGAAGAGAAAAAAGTATTTTTAAATCAAAACCACATACAAGGTAATGACAAATCGGCTATATATATTGGGGGTTATTATAATAATATATTAGTTGGTGTTATGACATTTAACACAAAAAGAAATATGACTAAAAATAATAATAATGAATATGAGTTATCAAGATTCTCAACCAAAAATGGTTATATTATTTCTGGTTTAGCCTCAAAAATGTTAAAATTTTTCAAAACCAAATATCAACCACAAAGTATTATTAGTTTTGCAGACAGACGATGGACAATAGATAGTAATAACAATTTATACACAAATTTAGGATTCAAATTGGTTTCTATAGTTAAACCAACTTATTATTATTATAATTCAAAAGTAAATAAATACAAAAGATTTCATAAGTTCACGTTCGGAAAAAATAATATTAAAAAGAAATATAAAGATGTTGATTTGTCCAAATCGGAAAAGGATATTATGACAGAATTGGGTTATGACAGAATATGGGACTGTGGGCTATTCAAATATCAGTTAGATTTAAAATATTAATCAAAATTTTGATTGTGTTTTAATTAATTAAAATATTCGTAAATCAGAGAGGGTGGTTTAATTTTTCGTACTTATAAGATATTTATAATAAAAGTAAATATTATGGCACTTAGAGTAATGACAGGAACCACATGTGGTCCAAATACAACAATAATTTTTGTTGCTGACGATGCGTTAACTGCGGGAAATCCGTTATCAAGAGCATATCAATTTGATAGCGGACTATGTGTTAATATAACCGCAATTTCAACTGCAACCACAGTAAGTGCTCAAACAGCTAACATAGCGTTCGGTCCATACACATCTTGCACTCAATGCATAACACCAGCCAACTCAGGAGGTGTTACATCCACCGATTGTAAAGATTGTGGGACAGGCTCATTCACCTCAACCACTTTTAACCAAGCTATTTATACAAACGGTCAAAATAGGGCGATTAGACAAAATAATACAGTTGCTTTAGGCGGATTTAATGGGTTGAATAATTAGGTTTCTTTAGATAGAATTCTAATGCTTTTAGATAAGACCTCAGTTTCACCTATATTATAAACACCCCTCTCAAAAGCGTGTTTCACAGCATGAATCAAAAGTACTGATGCAATACTTTTGTCCATAGTTTGCAAAATAGTTTCTAATTGTTCTTCAGAATTAATTTCTAATCTATTAAATAGTACGGCTAGAGGTTGATTGTTTTCCATTTTTTTTTGAATTCAAAAATAAAATCATTTCTTGATTTAGATCTTTAACATATTGATAGTTATCCAAAACCACTTTACTGAATTGTTCAGACAAATTAGAAGGTGGATTTACATTTTTATTTTTCATTTTTATATGTTTTTAGATATTTATATGCAAATATAAACAATTTTTTTTAAATGACAAATAAAATTAATGAAGCTACAGGCTCACTTTCTTCAGGAAAATATTCAAACGTTCCTTTAGTTCCGGGAGAAAGATTGTTTAATAAACAGCAAATGCAACCATTTTATATACCGACTTCAAAATATGATAACGCTGAATTGGCATATGATAGTTACGACAAGAAAATGAGCACACCAAAAAAAGAAATTGAAAAGAAAGAGAAAATGGCAAGAAGAATATCAAAATACATAAAAAATCATCCAATACAAAGTGATGATGATGGTAATATTTTAACCGGTCCTATACAAACAAATGAAGGTTGGGTTGAGATTGATCAAAACACTGATGTTGATTTATTAACTGAAGATTTGGCAGTTTGGTTTGGTACAAAGAAAAAACCAAAAGGGTCTAAACAACCAAAAGGTCCTTGGGTAAATATTTGTCGTAAAAAGGAAGGTGGTGGGCACCCCCCTTGTGGAAGACCCGATGCCTCATCAAAAGGTTATCCAAAATGTAGAGCTGCTGGAGTTGCGGCTAAAATGACTGATTCTCAAAAAAGATCCGCTTGCCAACAAAAAAGAAAAGCGGAAAAATCAAAACCTAAAACAGGAACGGGTAATAAGCCAACAATGGTATCATACAAACCAAAAAAAAAGACCTCCAAAAATGAAGGTCTTAGGTTATTAATTAAAAATATTCTTAACGAAGTTAAATCTTCTTGAGAATATCTGTTAAAGAGCAGGTAATTTGAGAATGTATTACCGTCTCATAAGATTTTCTGCGTTTTTCTATCTCATTATTAAATAGATAATTAACCCTACTCCAAGTTCTCGCCGTCATAAGTATTGAATAATGATATACGTGATTTGTCACAAAAGCTTGTTGATATTGCAAAGTTACATACATACCCAACCTATCATTAATTATAATTTTCTTATCTGAGATGGGGGCGTAAATTAATTCCGAATCATTTTGTTTGAGTAGTTTTCTTGCGATATGAAAACAGGTCTTTTGATACCTATCCATATCGGGATCCATTTTTTGGTCAAGCGGTCTTCTATTTAACCAAATATTGTATTTGGTGATTAACCGACTAATTTTTCTTTTAAAAAATTTATAGATTGTCATACCTTGAATTTTGGAAATACAAAGGTATGGAAAATTTTTTTAATTACAATTTATTTTTTTGTCCATTTCCCACCTTTACTTTTGTATCTTTTTGCCGCAGCCCCATTGCAATACGCACTTGGACAAACTTTATATCTTGATCTGGCCCATGCTAAAGATTGTTGCCACAATTTTGGGTTTGTTGGTGTATTTTTTTTCTTTTTTTCAGTAATTTCAGAACTTTCTTCCATCATACCGACAAATGATTTTTCCTCTACATCTTCTACACCATCGCCTTTAATGTGATTCATTATAAAATCAAAAACTTGGTCCATATTATTTTTTGCCTCAGCAATATGGTCTTGTGCCCAATCATGCCCATCATCTAAAATTTGTTCTACTGTTTCTTGGTCTAACTCTAATAACATATCACATTGTCTTCTGATTTGTTCTAAATTTGAAAAGAACATATATCTATCTGAACGATCTTCGTGACTTTCATTGAGAACTCTTTTAATTATATTTTGAATATCTGATTCTGTTAATTTTATAACTTTTTTCATTTTTTATTAACAATTTGAAATTTAATTTGTCTTTTATAAGTATTCACCTCACCATTAATATTCAATTTTATGTCAATAAAATATTCATTTGGAATTTTGTCTCTGGTGTCAAAAATGAAATAATATTCATTTGGTGTTTTATTTATTTTTGTCCAATCTTGCACTTGAACTTCGGTTTGACCCTCCTTTACATATACCCTATAATAAGCGTTAATTTTATTTAAAGGTTGGTTTGATGTATATTCTTTTTTGATTATTACACCAACTTTTCTTATGTCGGTGTTAAGTATTTTTTCATCTTGTTTTATACCATAATAATCAAACCCATAAACCGAAGGGTCGTTTGTTGATGTTCCTATCGTTATTGATGACGAATAAGGTCTTACAATCAATTCATTTTCTATATTTGGTAGTGATACCCCATTTAATGTTATTCCACTCCATACGTCAGTAAATGTACAAGGTGTTTTATACCCCAAAAGTGCTGGTATTGTAACTTCATAAACTCCTTTTGTTTTTCTACAAGTGTTCAATGATGTTAATCCTGAGATGGGATCACCCGAACTATCAAAAATTGTAACATAAGGATTTGAATCCAAATTAACCGGATTTCCATCATCATAAGCATAAAGATATAACTTATTTGCCTTTCCTAAGGCAAATAAATCTCTATCATCCTCAATTAAATCATCATACGATGTTAGCAAATATGGTTCATAAAATGTTTGTGTATGTCTTGTAAAAAACTCAACCGAATAATAATTTGTGGTTGCGGTGAAGTTCTCAATATTTGGGGTGTATGCAATTCCCCAACCTGTCACACCTGTAATTGTTCCATTTAAAATTCCGTTTATTTCATCTGTCATATCAAATGAAATGTTCTCATTTCCGAATTCAAAGTGCTGATGATCAATGATTGTAAGGGCTGAATAATTTAAACCAGTTTGAGCGGTCAAAGAATTTGAATTATCATAAATTCCCGGATTTGACCAACTATATGTTGTTTTTCTTGCAAACCAATTTGATGGATTTATAGAATAGTTAGATAAATCATTATCCAATAAATTCAAATCAACTTGCGTTTCTAAGTTTATATTTTTTCCAATACCTTCGTCCCAAGTTTGGGGGTCTCCTGTATCTCCTGAAGATAGGGGTATTCTAAATAAAAACAAATCAAATGAGGTCGCTCTTGTTAGATAATCAAAAAACCTTTTTTGATTTATAAGGTCTTTTTCAAAAGTTGCGGTATTTGTTATTATCAATGTGTGCGTCATTGAACTTGTGCAACCTGTCTGAATTAGACCGTCATTTATTTTAGATTTTAACAAATCTAAATTAATATCAAAAATAAACCTTGAGTACGTATATCTTGGTTCATTTAAATTTTCTAACCCATATACAAGTTCTGCAATAGGTTCTTGACCAGCATTTACAAATGAATTAAGAAAGATTGTATTATTTTTATTGAAATAAGAATTATTTATAGACATTTGAAAAGTTTATCTATAAATATCAATAAACCTTAAATTAGTTAATCCTAATGTTTTGATTTAGTATAGTATTTGGAGCATCCAATAATTTTTGCAATATTTCTGATGATTGCGTACCGTCTTGACCAACAGGTACAGCTGCCAATCCATGATAAGGATGAACGTGAGATACTAAAAACTTGACGATTAATTCTAATAATTCCATCAATTTTTCTCCTCTAACCATAGGTTCTGTTTTTGATTCAATATCCAAATAAACTTCTGGTGTGATACCGTATATAGTATCTTTTAAATTAATTCTAAGATCTCCAATTTGTGAATCGTGGGATAATAAATAAAGTTTTTGAGCTCCCAAAGTTCCATAAGTAATGTCTTGATCATTTACCGTTATTGGATTGAATCTTTCATTTTTTATTTTGATTAAAGGTCCCAAAGTATCTTTTGCCGAAACAATACCAAATCCGTAAGAATTTGAACCATCTGTAAGTCCGACTTTCTGAAATATTGATAGTAAATTATTTGATTCAACTGGACCTCCTTCAGCGTCAACCATATTTTTATAAAAATTTGGGTGTGGTCTAAAAACAAACGGAAATTGTTTTCCTTGTTCAGGTCTAAAAGGTATTAATGTAACGTTTGGTATATCAATTAATCCTTCGTTTAATCTTCTTATGTATTGGTTAATTAGATTTGAAACACCAACGCTGGTTAATGCTTTAAATTGCGTGCTAGCAGATAATTGAACTCCTTTCCAATTATCTACATTTGTATCAATTTTAAAATCCTTGGTGTTAATATTATCAGGTAATCCTTTTTTATCTATGTTATAAATGTATATGTTACCTGTAAAAGAATCTTGTTGATTTTCAGGGTTACTAATATCATATTCAATAAGTAACTTTATTTTCTGTACATCAGTGACTAGTCTTGTTCGTGAAACTTGTTCTCCTTTGGATTGTGTCGTCAAAAATCTAGCTAAATCTAAAAAAGCCCTCTTTTCATTTGATGTTGGTAAATTTGTTGTAGGTCCTACTAAATCTCTTGTTTTTCCTGCTCTTAATAATGCTCTTTCTTGTTGTAAAATTAAATCGGAAGTTCCCCTACCAAGTAAAGCGTTATCATCAGGCTCTGGAAAAACTCCAAAAGTTTCTTTTGGTATTTGACCGCCTACTTCTTTTAAAGATTTTTGTTGCTTGTAATTTTCTCCGCCTATAGAATTAGTTTTTGTTTGATTGTCAGTTTCATAAATAACCGATAGTGGAGTTGATGGTGTTGTTGGTAAATAAAATCTATTTCTGTCAGAAAGATATCTTGATTGAGAGGATGGGTCTTGGACATAAGGATATAAAATATAAACTAATTCACCTTTTTTAGGTGTTATTTTCATTGAAAATGGTAGTAAAGGTAAAATAACAAAAGGATCATTTTCTTTCCATTTACAAGTTTGTTTTACGTTTGTTTCAACATCTGACAAGTCTTTACATTGACTGGGTATTGATTCTTTAATATCGTCAAGTAATTCAATCTCAGGTAAAACTCTTAACCTACCTAATCTTAAAGGGTCGTCATTATCTAATACTGTACCTTGATATACTATTTTACCCTGCACCATTTTGTCTTTTTTGATATTCTTTTAATATTTTATTATAATTAGATTCTATATTATCTAGATGATGAGTTAAAGTTATTATACCATTTTTTGTTCTATCAAACTCTGAATTTAAATAATCCATAGCTTTAACCAAATCCTTATTTGGTTTATTTTGATAATCTGATAATATTTCTTCTAAATTTTCCATTTTAAACAAATTTGCCAGCCCATGTTTTTGGAAGTGTGGGTCCTGTTGGCGATATAAGTGGTGGTATTAAAATTTCACTTTTACCGTTCTCCCATAATTCTGTGGCTTGACCCTTTAATTGTGAATATATTGCAACAAGACCTAAGTTAGGGCTACCATCTGGTAATGGGCCTGTAGGTAACCC